CCGCACCTCTTAATCTCTCAAGAAGTAGCACAACAGGCTCTAAGTGTTGACGATAAGTGTCTAATGTGTTAATGTTGCTCTTTAAACGATTCTCAAACCAATTAAGTTTACGCTCTGAGTCAAACACATCTTGACCAAACGTCACCATTTGATTGCGAGTAGCTTGCATCACACCGTCATATTGTCTGATTGCAGCTACTAACCGTTTACGCCAATCTGTAATGTTCTGAGGATTGAATAAACGATTAAACTCTCCCATGCGTCCTGCAAGGGTTTTCAATCGCCTATTCATATTAGCGGTATCTTTCAGAACCTCTGTAAACTCTTTCTTTAGAGTTTGCATTTCTGTTCTAAAAGCTGTCAACCCTGATTGGTCAACATTAAAACCAAGACTAGCATAAAGACTAGCAATCTGTTGTGACATTTATAGCCCCTTATTTCTCTTTATCTCTGCGAGCTTTATCTTCTGCAAGGATAGCGTCCCTCACTTCTAAGATTTCTAAGAAGTCGTATAAATCCTCTAACGAATACACTGTTTGCAATTCATGTAATGTAGCTAATCTAGGCTCTTGGCTTGTAATCACCCTATATATCTCAGGGTGAACACTAAACTGTTCGTTTATCTGTTTTGTAAGACGAGAGGACAGTCTTTCATCACTCGTTTCCGTTTGTCTTACTTTTTGTCGGAAGCGAGGTTTAGAAAAACATCTAAGAAGTTAAACTTAATCACTTCAAACAACAAACGATATAATGTAGCTAAATTACCTGTAAACTCATTGTCAAAGTTTACACTCATTCCGTTCTTAAACACACAAGATTCAATTAATTCTTTAGATAATGAAGCAATGTCCACTTTCTCCATATCTTCTAAGAACACCTCAGCAATTCGAGATAACACGTTAGCTTCGATGTCAGGAGTGATTTCTGTGGAATCTGCTTTAGCAACATCACCAGCACTCATAAATTCAATAACACTACGACCAATCAGTTTCATAACCTTTGGTTGTAGAGACAGTGCTTTTGTTGCAGATAATGTATTAATGGTATATTGGGTAGAGCCAATTAAGACTTCTTTTTGCTTGAACATTTTTGATACGCCTAAATGATAGAGAATACAATCATTCTCAAAGTAATAAATAAATGGGTAGCTTTCCCAAACTACCCTAGCTTGTTTACACAAGCGGATTTACACAAGTAAATCTATCAATCCACCAAAGACATAAGGATTAACACAGATTGTCCATGTCCTTTCGCCTAGAGCTTCTTCTAAGTCACAATCCGCACCAGTTTCTATATAACCTGTGCTGTTAATGTGTACTGTACCACCATTGCCTGTTAGCATAACACCAAAGAATGAATCAGGACTTCTCTCTGTTCTAGCTAATAATTGCTCTAAATAAACAAGAGATGGTGATGTTTGTAACATTGTAATAGATAGCAAGAAAGGTTTACGATTCATTTTAACACGAGCAGAATATACCTCGTGGATACCGTCTACTTTCTTTGTTGTAACATTGCCACGTCTTAATGAGATTCTTGTAATCCCACCTAACGTAACACCTGCTACGGATAATGTGTTTTCAGATGGGTCATAGAATGTTAATGACATTAAAATAACCCCTCAATAATAGATGTTGCTTCTGATAATGTTTGTATAGCAGCTAACGCTTCTAAGAAATCATTGTCATCATCTACACCAGCAATAGTGTGAGAAGCATCAAAACACTTGATTGTCCATACTCTGTTTTCAATTCCTTTTGAGTATGTGACTTCAGGTTCTTCGTCTAACCACACTTTAGTGGAAAAGAATATGCTCTTATCGGACTTGATGATAAGAGGCATCTTTGTCATAAGACCTGATGACACAGCTTTAATCTTTGCTAAACTACTTAATCCACTAAAAGGACTTCTATTGTTTAACACAGATACGCTATTCTTTTGTAACTTCTGTACTTGGTGTAAGAACTGATTAACAGGAGATGTTTGTGCTAATGTCACCGTCACTGTATAAGTGCTATGTCTATTAACAGAGACAACAACATTGCCATCCATACTACGTCTGTGTGTAAAGACAGGTGTTTCACGTTTGATTGAAACTACCTGTCCCTCAGCAAAACCATAGAGTTTTCTACCTGCAAGCGTAACGCTTATGTCGGATGGTGAATAAGTATAAACACTCACAGGAATCTCCTAATCTTATACGCGCCATTCAGCAGGGACGTTACCACCTAATGCTTCAATAGCAGCTATATCTTCTGGACTAATTTTACCATTACCGCCTAATAAGACATCCATACGACTTGTGTCAAACATCCAATCACGACCATTCATGTCATTACCGAATGTGCTGTCAGGTAAGTCACTAATCCATGCTTCGTCAGTGTAGTAGAAACTGCGACCTGACCCATCACGGATTAACATAGAGAACAAACCGTCACCATTGCGACTAGCAACATCATACTTGTATAACCAAGAAAGAACATCGTTAGATGCTGATGTTTGTGCTAAAGAAGCTGTAATAGAGGCAGAGGTATCAGAGTTATAAATACGAGAGTGAACATTGTCCACGCCAACGTGTTTGTTATAGGTTTTATCAGCATTCATCTCAATAGTGATATGTGTACCATCCATATACCCACCTAATGTATGCACCATACCTGATGCTTTGTGAGTGATGACGATAACAGTATCTTGAGGAGATAATGTAGTAGTACGATTGCTAGACATAATTTATCTCCTTATTAAGCGTACACTGTACCAGAAATGTTAATAGCACGAATAGCACCAGCTAAACGAGCAGTGAACGTAACATTTGGTAATACACGAGAAGCACGTTGAGCAGAGCTTAAAGACAACACGTTAGGCACTGTTACAACAGGTTCAGGATCAGAGGCTAAACCACCGACTTGAATACCCTCAGCTAATGTTTGACGTACAGAGGCTTCGAGAGATGCTGCACCTGCTGCGGTGTAACCAACTTTACGAGTGTTCACCAATAAGAACCATGTGTTTTCTTGTAAACGAGCTTTTAACCAATCTACAAACAAAATTGTGTCCGTCCATTCCCCAAACGCTACTTTACCACCAATAACAACATCGTATCCACCAACACGCTCATAAGTAGAACCATTCTTACCTAAGATGTAGTTAGCTTCGCCACTTGTTAAATTGTCAACAGTAGTGCCGATAAGGGTTTTCTGTTCCCAAATGTTGCTACCTGCTTGCTCAGGCGCAAAACGACCTACTAAAGCACACTCAGGATAATCAGCAGTCATCACCTTTCCAAATATAAGCGGTATGCTCATAATTCAAGGCTTTCATTTGACTAAAGATGTCATTAGTAGCAGATGTCTTAATAGCGGAAGCAGAGCTAGAGAATACAAACAATTTAGGTGATGTGGCTTTAATAGCTTCAACATAAGCAGCAACAGTGAGGAAGTCAGCTTCTAAACGACTGTCAATACTTACACAATACCATTCGTTGTTTTCATTGCGAACAGCATCAATAGTATCACCCCATGCTTCTGTAGAGGTATCTAGCACCATTGCTAAGTTAGATGTTAAGTTTGTAACAGTAAATCCGTCAGCAGCACCTAATGTTAAAATTAATGTAGTAGAACCACTGTCAACAGGGTCAGTAATCCCTGCTGTTGTAATAGCGGCTTGTAAACCTGATACAATCTCAGCAGCCGTAGCAGAGCTATCAGAGGTATAACTGATTGTTGTACCATTTAATTTAAAGCTGTAAACAGCATTGTTAGCTACGGTTGGTGTTAATGTAGCCACATCTACTTGTCTACGACCAATGATAATCTTATCAACAGCCACTTCTTGACTAAAGTATTTTGATGCTGCTTTGTACACATTAGATGTGGTAGCAAACCCATCATCTGTTATTTCATCAATACTATTGTATTCTTTAGCACGTTCACTAAATTGAACATGAGATGCAATGAAACAAGGGATTGCGAAAGAAGCACGTTGAATAGAGCGTGTTTCTCGTGTGATACTGACATTAACAATATCGTTAATTGTTGTCATGTTGACTCCTATTTATTATTTATGGCAGAGTAAGAGAAACATTGTAGTCCTCTATTGTTGCTGTTGTTGTGACCATTCCGTATGAATAGCCATAATTGTTTCCGTACCCATGAGAGAAAGCAGGAATATAAGTGAATTGATATGTACCTGTCACTTCTACTTCATCAATAGTGTCGTACACATCTTTGGTGATATGCTCATAACCAAACACAATATCAATAGATGTGTTTGTATAAATAGCATTGTCACGCATGACAGGGATTTGTTTTAAAGAACCTACTCGAACAACAGATAATCCGTTATCAGCAAACTTTAAACGTGTTCCTGCAAAACGCATCTTTGTTTCAAATGTTTTAGCAATGTTAGCAGCGTTGATATTACTACCACCATTTTGTTTATTCTTACCAATGAATTGAAATCTAACAACAGCTTCATATTGTGCTGTTAGTGTCACTTCTCTTGTTGCACCATTGACAAGCACACTTTCGTAAGGACTAGACATTGCTGTATCGGACACAACAACCATTGCTAAATACGATGTATCAGGTTCTACACCATTGTTGTTGTGCCATATTGTTGTTATACCAAGACCTAAAGAATTAACGGCTGTTGATATACTATCTTCTATGCTTGTGTAAGATGAATTGAGAACATCTGTCATGTTGTCTCCTCTCTAACACAAATAGCTTTTGTATGATTAAGAACACCCATCTCGTAAGGGAATGTAGCTCTCACTTCATACCACTCGCCTTTCCACAACACTTTATCACCCTCAAGTAATTCACCTTGCTCTGCCATTACTAAATCAGATGTAGTGTATAACTTGATTGTCTTTTTACTTCTATCACCTTCTGGTAGTGTTCTTACATCTCTACCTGATAGGTTTGGTTGTACATTGGCTTTAATCTTAATTGTTGTTTCTGTGCCTTCTTGCCATCGACTATTGACATAGCTTCCTGCTGTTTTACGTTTTACAGTAAGACATACACTACCAACGGATAGAAAACGTGGTGTTAGCATTTTATTCTCCGTTGAAGTCTTGTTTTAATACGATTTTAACTGTTTCGTCAGATACGTTACCAATCACTTTTCTGTTTGTACCGTATGCTTTCTTACTTACAATCATCCATTGTAAACTGTTGCGTAACTGACCTGTTTCAATTAATATGTCAGGCGGATAGCCATTCTTAACTTTCTTAGCGATTGTTTTTGGTTTTAATGGAGCAAAATTACCACTATCAATAGATGCAACAACTAAGGCACACATACGTTTAGCAATGGTGCTTAAACGGTGTTGGAATGCGTTTTCTATACCACCTTGTGTGTTCTTTATTCTTCCGAGCAATTCTTGACCAAAGATGAATGGTGCTACGTTTTTAGCAACTGCTTGGAAATCAGGAATAGCTTGACTAAAGAAAGGTCTCTTAGGATAACCACCCTCTCCTGCTGCTTGGAGGTATTCGTGCCAAAGAGCTATAACCGCAACAGGTAACCCAGTTCTTCTATCCTTTGGCTTTTGTGCTGTGTATATTTTGTCAAAGTAACCCCATCTTATCTCTTTAGCATCTACATCAGATAGGCGTTTCTGCAAGAAGTCCAGTGGTTCTAGATCAATTTTGATGTCCAGTTTATTGTTTTTACTGCCTGTTCGTCTACCACCTTTGGACACGTCTACACCCCACTTTCATATGGTACAAAAACTGTCTTATTCAAATAAGAAGGTGTTTCATCAGTGAATCCCATGTAGAACGGTTTATCAACACTGTCTGTGTCTTGTTGGTTTGTTGCCATATCATTACGGCTGATACCACCTGCGAATGGCATAGCAACTATATATTTCAACTCTGGATTGGACAACGCTAGTTTTACGGCATCATAGTATTGGCGGAAGTACTCACTACCATAGACCTCAATATCACCAACACGTTCCCTTGTAAGACGAGATAAAGAGAAAAGCATAACCGTTAAGAGTTCTTTATAAGCTTGGCTCTCATTATTACTATTTTTAGTGATATAATAGTCAATTGTTTGGTCATCGAGAATGTAAGGGCAATGAAAATCGCCTAAACGTAATCTAACTCTATCAACCGCAGAGTTTGTTAAATCTAAATTTACTGACATCATTGCCTCTTGTTATTTTATAGTAACTAATTACTTTTAACTTCCCACTTCATCATTGCATTAAATAATCGTGGGTCAATTTCGTGTTGCCATTTTAAAGCTAATTGTTTGCAAAGGTTTTCTTTAAATGGTTTG